CGGCCGGGGCCGTCGTCCACGAAGGTGACCTCCCAAGGCTTGACGATGGACTGGCCACACGAGTGACAGCGATAGGTCACCGTGCCGTAGCCCTTCGGACGGGGCCTGGTGGAACCGAGCTTGCCCCCGAGGGGCATCCGCGGCTGCGGGATGTAGATGCCGGTGGCCGGGTCGATCACTCCATGTCCTCCTCGATGACCGAGACGATGCGGCCGACGTCGTCGCGGACGGGGACCTTGCGGACCCTGCGCGGTTTGCTGACCTGTTCGGCGATGCGCGCCACCTGGGCGACCGCGGCCACCGCGGCGTCGGCCGCGCGCGTGGCGTCCCCGGCGATGCCGTTCACCTCGTCGAGCGTCTGTCGGAACTCGGCCCGGAGGTCGTCGCGCATCCCCTGGACGACGTGCTCATCCACCGTGACCGGCACCGTGAGGTGCAGGGGCGGCCCGGTCAGGTTGCGGATGCCGGGGTAGTGCTGCGATGGCTCGCCGTCGAGGATCTGCTTGACCGAATAGCGTCGGCGCAGACCCTCGGAGAACGTCGCCATCTCGTCATCGGCCACGAGCCGGTGCATGTGGGTCGTGTCACCCGACTCGAGGAACGCGCGGACTGTGGGGTGCTTGTAGAGGCCGCGACCCAGCGCGCGGATGCGGTCGCCGCCGGGCATCGGCTCGGCGCCCGACTTCTTCGGCGTGTCGTACTCCTCGGGCTTCGGCTGCTTGCCGATGGCCTCGGCCTGCGCCTGCGCCTTGGCGGCGTCCTGCTCGGCCTTGCGCTCCTCGTCCTTCTGGACCTTGAACGCCTCGTCGCCGCCCTCCACGGGGTCGCCCATGCCGAACTGCTTGATGTAGCGGTTGAAGGGGAGGCCAGCCTTGACAGCCTCCATCCACTGCGCCATCTCCTCGGTGGGGGCGCCGCGCAGGGCCTCCACGCCCGTGAAGTCGTAGGCCACCCGGAGGCGCTTGCGTCCGGGGTCGAAGAGGGGCACGAGGTAGCTGTTGATCGGGACGGCCCGATGGTTCAGCTCGTTGATCATCGTCTGCCGCCAGAAGACGCGCTCGGCGTCCCGCGTCGAGGCGTAGACCGAAGCCTTCTCGTCGTCGCCCGCGAGGACGAGGGGGACCCCGAGGGCCGCCGCGATGGTCATCCTGCTGACCTTCCTCGACGCGATCCAGTCGGCGTCCTTCTCGGACATGGAGAGCTGCTGCCATTTGAGGCCGCCGGGCAGGATGGGCGTCTTGCCCTGCTGCCCCGGACCGCGCAGCGCGCGCAGCGCGCGGGCGATGAAGCGCTTGTCGGCGAGGCCGATGTCGGCCTGCGGATCCGCCACCCACGCCCCGGCCGGGATGCCCCAGTTGCGCAATAGGGCATCGTTCCACTGCGCGGCCTGCCGGTTGGTAGAGATCTCGTAGCGCACCGCGGAGAGCGGCGACAGGAGCCGGTAGGGGTCCTGCAGGTTCACCGTGTCGCGGAAGGGGATGACGCGGTCGGCGGGGTAGCGCGTCGGGTACGCCTCGCCGGTCGGGCGGTACTCGTACTCGTCGGGGAACGTCTTGCCCATGACGGGCTCGACGAGGGCGCCCGAGAGCCAGTGGATCTCCTGCGGACGGCCACCGAGCTTGCCCTTGACGAGCAGCCAGTAGGAGCCGCCGTGGACGGAGCCGCCGGCCGACGTATACGCCTGTAGCTGGGCGCCCTCCCACGCCGGGTTCACGTCGTCGAGGAGGAACTGAAGGTCCTCGCCGGCACCGTCGGGCTTGGACCCGATGGGCACCCACTCGCTACCGTCCCTGACCTCGACGCGGAGCGGGACGGACTGCGCGGCCATGGCCTTGAGGTGGGCGCAGCGGAAGACCCACGCCTCGTCGGCTGGCTGGCGCCCGAAGTCGAGGAGCGACCGGGGCACGCCGGGGCCTTCGCTCGGGATGCCCATGATGGCCTTCCAGTGAGACTCGGTCGAGCGCACGGAGGAGCCGCTGAGGGCGACATCCCACATCGGCGGTCCGGTCATCTAGTCATCTCCATCCTCTTCATCGATGACGGGCCGGTCGCAGATGCGGCACCAGCCGAAGCCGAGGTCGAAGGGCTCTGGGCAGACGCACCACGTCATGCGGCGAACGCCCGGAACCTGGGCTTTGGGGCCTCTTCGAGGGCTTGGCTCACGGCCATCACGATCGCCACGGCGGCGTCGATCTTCTTGGACTTGGTAGGCTTCTCTAGCCGCCACCCGGACTCCCCGACCTGTCTCGGTACGACGTGACGGAGGTGTGCGCCGAGCGTGGCGTCGTGCTCGTCCTGGGGGTCATGGATGATGCGTTGCTCCATCACGGCCTCGTAGAAGCGCCGGCTCGCCTCGACCATCCAGCCGCCCTGCTGGGGGACGGGGATGAGGCTGTAGCCGCGCTCCGCTTCGAGCGCCAGTTCCGTGCTTGCCAGCCCCCACTTGTCGTAGACGAAGGCGGGGCCGGGCTGCGATATGCCGTCCACCCGGACGGCCGATGCGGGGAACTCCCGGCGCAGGGAGCGGACGTGTCCGACGATCTCGTCGAGCGGCATCCGCCACTCCCTGTTGGCGACGGTCCCCTCGGGGTGCGGGTTCTGCCACACGCGCGCCTGCACGGCCACGCGCTCGTCCTGGCGCTGCGCGATGACGACGGCGCTGGCATCGTTGGTGAGCGCCACGTCGATGCCCACGCAGATGGGCGCCTTGCGGTCTAGCGTCACCGGACCCGCACACTCGTCCCACGCCCCGGCGGGGAGCCAGAAGGTCTCCACGGGGACGAAGAGGTTGGTGCGCTTGATCCGGAACTCCGACTCCGGCGTCAGCCTGAGCGCGGAGCGGAGGTCCTCGCGATCGATGATGTCGTCGATGCCGGGGTTAGCCTCCTCCCACACGCGCTCGTCGGTGTGGTCGGACTCCTCGGCCGCGCCCCACCACGCCATGAAGAACGTGGGGTCCTCGACCTCGCCCCGGCAGACGCGCAGGCCGTACTGGTAGAGCGAGTAGAAGATGCTCTCCTCCTCGGTCCGGGTGGACATCACGCCGGCCGTGGAGACGATGAGCATGAGCGGGTCGCGCCGCGCTCCAGTGGCCAGTTGCAGCACGTCGAACAGCTCGCGCGTCGGCCATGCGTGAAGCTCGTCCGCGAGGATGAGACTCGGGTCCAGGCCCTCCTTGGAGTACGCCTCGCTGGAGATGGACCGGTACACCGACTGGGACTCGCGGTGCTCCAGGACGTGGGCGTAGACCTTGATCTCCTCGGAGAGCACGGGGTCCATCTCGACCATGCGCTTGGCGTGGTTGAAGATGAGCCGCGCTTGATCGCGGTCCGCTGCGGCGCTGATGATCTGCCCGCCCTGCTGCTCGGTGGTCAGGGCGCTGATGGCGATGGCCGCCGCCATCGCGCTCTTGCCGTTCTTGCGAGCCATCGACGCGACGGCGATCCTGTGCCGCCTGCGCCCGTCCTCGTTGCGCGCATAGATGTGGCGGATGAGTTCGGCCTGCCACGGTCTCGGGAGGAACGGGGCGCCCTTCGGACCGGCGAACGAGTCGGTGGTGATGCGGCAGTAGGTCTCGATGAAGCGGACGATCTCGTCGCCCTCGCCGCGCTCGATGTCCTCCTGGGGGACCGCCGTCAGCCAGCGGGGCGGCCAGCCTTGAGGGCGCGCTCCTGCCGCAGCGCCGCCAGCCCCGTCGCCTTCGCCTGTACCTTTGCGAGTCCGAGGCGCCCTCGGTCTGCCGGATTGAGCCCTAGCGTCGCCAGACAGGTCTGTAGCCTCCCGGTGAGTGAGTCGTATGCCTTGAAGTCGTCCGACCGGGCCGATGACTGCCAGGTCGTGCGCGCCGAGAGCCAGTCGTCATAGAGGTCGATGAGGAGGATGGCCGCCACGTCCGTCTTGCCTATCCACTCCGAGCCCCCGTTGTCGAGGACGTGCTTCAGGAGGGAGGAACCGGAGTCGAAGCGCGGGAAGCCGTCGATGGGCTCCACGGTCGAGACGACCGTCGGCAACGGGCGCTTGCCGGGATTGCCGAGGCGGCGCTTCATCTCCACCGGCTTCGGTGGCCGTCCCGCTGGCATGGACCCTCCTGCTATCATCTGGGCCGACGGCCCGTGGGGCGCGTCCCCTCGGGTTGACGCGGATTCCACCCTGCGGGCTGTCGCTTTCTGTGGTTTTCTGTTGGGTACTGTCTGATTCCGCGGGATTGCGCGCGGATC